TGGTCGAATTTATAACAATTATAAACCCGTGTCAAGTCTTTTTTTCTTAGCAATATCTATGCATTCATCTAGATATTTATAACCATCACCGATAAGCATATTGGTATTCCATTGATAATATAAATTATCATATTCTTTTATAAAATGCATATTATAACATTTATAAATTTTTGCCCATTTATGCCTTGTTCTTTTTGCATCGTGTTTCATTTTATAAATCTCCCATTATAACAGAATATAAAGTTTCCATTTTTTCAAGTAAAACTTTCGGACTCCCATTCATGCCAAAGTATTCTTTAACGTGCGAAACTTTCCAATATCGATTGGGCTTTATACCCTTTGTCCATAATTTCACCGCACTTTTCGAGACAATCAAATTATACATGGCGAATTTATTATTAGATTCTAGGTCTCGCATAAATTGGCAATCCCCTTTTATTTCAATTGGTTTATCCATTTATAACTCCCTATTTATAAAAGTTAACTCACTTAACTTTTTGTGAGTGTGGAAAGATTTGAACTTTCTTGATGGTTAAACGGTTTTACAGACCGCCCCCTTACCAATCGGGCTACACACTCATTTTCTCTAACTCCAAATATAACAGGCTTTAGAGACACTGTAACTTACTACTAAAATATAACAATGTCAAGTACTATTTTTCCCACCAATTATATTGAAATAATATAATTCCAATCCGGGCAAAAAATATAACTGATAAGGTCATAAATATAACTTCCACGAATGTTTCAATCATTAGTAAACTCTATGACTTCCCGATATGATTTTTCAGTCAATTGAAGTTGACCGGGGAATTTATGACCGGATGATTCCATGCCTATAACTATAACTCCGTGCTGAGCTTCTGCCATTTTTACAAGGGCTTTTAATCTTCTTATTGTAAAAACCTTGTATTTTCTCTGTTTTTTTGGTTGTTTCATTGTGGTTTCCTCTGTTTTATTATTAGAAAGGTGATTTTAAAAAGGATTTAATTCCCTTTGCGACGTAGTCCATGAATTCCAATTCAATCGAATTATAAACATTCCATTTTAGGTATTCTTCACAATTTTGCATTGAAGCCCTCACCCACCGTTTCAACTCGTCTTTGTGTTCTTCTGCTGACATATAATTTAAGTCATCAAAAATTCCTATATGATTCATTTTATTACTCCTGTTTTATTATTAAAAAGTTAACTCACTTAACTTTTTTACGCATTCACTAAATTAAATTTATTTATTTTTCCGATTGTACCGTGAACGTCGATTGAAATATTTTTGGCTCCCTTATTCGTTCCGTCGCACAATTGACAGTCCCGGCATTGAATTCCCGTCGTAGTGTTTGGACAATCAATTTCGTTTTTCATGTTAGGTGCATTTTTGCCTTTCACTCGAAACGACCTCCAACCCATGGAATTAGCTTCTAAAGTTTCCGAAATTGAATCAGTTGAAGCCATAAAATAAGGTCTATATTCTAGATATTTTAAATTCTTCCACTGGTGGGTATAGCCAGTAAAGCCCCTAGAATTTTCTGCCATAAATTTTACCAAATATAAGGGAATTAAAACGGGTTCCCCATAAGCCCCGAACCTAACCGCCTTCCATTTTAAAAAACCTTTTAAAAGGTCTAAATCTAGAGGCACATACTTACCTAGCTTATAAGCCTTATAAACCGCTAGAGGGGCTTGCCCCGTGTTCACATAGCAAGTTTTATTGACTAAATGAGGGCAAGTGAAACAAATTTCTTTAGATTCCCCATTTTTTAAGGCTTTGACCGGGTTAGTATCCTTATTTAATATCCAGACTTGAGACATATCCCCGGTTTTAATATTTGCACTTGAAAAGGTTATAATTTGAACCGTTTTTTCAGTTTCGTGTAATATCATCCCCTTCATTTTTTTCCTCTCAATTTTTCTTTTATTGCCTTATTAATTATTTTAAAACAATGTCCACAAGTATATTTTCCCGTTATATTATTTTTCATAGACGGTATTACACCATCATGAGATGAGCAATAAACGGAAAAAACCTTCCCCCCTCCATTCCCTAGTCCAAACCCTTTTATTATATGAATTTTTCCTTTCATTTTTTCACTCCATTTTTATACCTATTATATAATTTTCTAAGGTCTCCGACATTATAAACACCTTGGTTCGTGTTATCGGTTGGGTAAACTTTTCTATTGTTTCGCAAGACATCCACAAAGGGATGTAGCCACTTTATTTTTACGGGTTTCCCGTGACCTTGCCCAGACCTATGAGCAATTTCAATTTTATCCTTAATTTCACCGCACTTACATTTTTTTATTACTGCGAAAGTAGTACTCATTTTTATATCTCCATTTTTATAAAAGTTAAGTTGCTTAACTTTTTAGTTCACTTAATAAATCTGCCAAACTTTTTTTCTTTTCTCCAATTTTTTCTATCTTCCAAATCTTAAAAAGCCGGGCTTGAGCCGTGCCCGGTTTTCTTGCCCTCGTTTGGTATGCCGTCCAGTCTTTTAAAATGCCATTTTTCACCCCGGCAACGTGTTTTCTCATCCCTAGCATATAATCACCACGCTTTAAAGAATCTCTAAAATTTTTGGTGGTGAGACCGTCCCAAGTTCGCATTTTTACCAACGTTTCCCCGTCCGCACTCATAAAACAATAGGATTTATTTTTGTAGGTTCTTTCATATTGGGTAACCTTAAAACCTTGTTTTTTGGCTATTTTTCGCACTATTTTATCGTAGGTTCCCCAAGGTACGCCGTGACCATCTTTCCGCCCGTGTCGCTTGAATATGGCGTAGCAATCGGCATACGAGAGACCGAATACAACCGAACAACTAGCGACCGTGCAGTAATTCGTGTCGTTGTTTCCGTGGGCATCTTTTGCGAATTCTCTAAACTCCATAATTAAGCCACATTCAAAAACATACAAACGACCAAAAACACGAATGGGACAATCAAACGACACCAAAAAATCAATTTTAATTTTAACCTATACATTTTTTATCCTGTATATAATATCTAAGCAAAATGCCAGACACCATACAACTAATAAAATATTTAGTGTAATTTCCATGTAATCCATTTTTTTACCTTTTATTTTTGAGAAACCGGGAAGGGAATCGAACCCCTCAAAAGACCGTCCCGGCTTTTAGTTAAGTTACTTAACTATTTTACAAGCCCCTTATCTATGTTATCGAGTAACATTCTCACAGTCTCCGTCTCGTAAACATCGGTTTTTTTATCCCATAAGTGGTTTCCATTGTAATTTATGGAACGCATCCATTTTTGTAACTTCTGTTCTAGGGTTTCTTCAACCTTATTTTTATTCTCGATTACAACTTTGAAAGTTCCAATCTCAACTTCATTGAAATTCCCGTCGAAACGGTTATCTTTATTTTCAACCATGGGCTTTGACACTTTTTTTATTGTGACGTTCTGAGTGTCGACATTCTCGCCCAAAACTTCCACTTGGAGAGACGGCATTTTAATTACGGTTTGCAACTCTCGTTTCACCCATAATTTAGCCACTTGTATTATCTCGTCATCTTTCCCGGTGAAAATCTTATTCAATCGGTCAGTAATTGGAGTTGTCCCGTCATCCTTGCGGTTCCAAAGGTCACGTTCCAATATTGTCTTCATACCGTCCCGAACCTGATTAATCGCTTCCATTCCACTAAATAGACCGTCTATTTCTTTTTTTGTATTCTTTCTCAAATGGGTTGTAACTGGTTTCCCGGTTTGAGTTTGTTCACTTGTTTTTTTAGCCATAAAAGGGCTCCTTTTCTTGTGTTGGTTAGTTAGTTGATTCATATGTCGTTGAAACCTACTAAAATTTTCGCCCCGTGTCAACCCCCTAAATAGTTAAGCCCCTTAACTATTTTCTACACCTTATATATAGACGGTAATTTTACCCACATTTTACCACATTCTACCTATATTGAGACTCATTCTCATTAAGAGCTAAAAGGGGCAAGGATACACCTAAATAGAGAGATGTCCTGTAGATGAATGTAGGTACACCTACCAATGAGATATGACCATGAAGACACCAAATACGGAGCCGTATTTTACCCCTAAATCGTTAGATTATCTGTAATGGATACTAACTAAGGTTACAGGAATTCAGGCTGTTAAGGCTATGAATAGAGCCATATAGATTTTATGACAATTGCAAGTAATATTCTAACAATGGACAAAAAACAATTGGACACATTGCACGGATTCCTAGTGTTATTTAATGTTATTTTACTTTGTGGGTATATCATCCAGACCCCTTTGTCAAGAGTTATTTTAAGAATCTCAAATATTTAGTTGGAGTGCTTCCATCATATGCAAGGTTTATTTTTTATATATCAAATATTTAATTGGACACAATACCCAATATGCAAGGATTATTTTATAGGGTGGGGTGGGGGGTGATGAATTATAATTTTTTAGGGGGATACCCGTCTGACTCTCAGAATAAAATAAAAGAAAGTCGAGTCCCATTTTGAAAAAAAGCCATAAGAAAGTCAGTTATGTTTGTATAGTAGAAGAAGTGCCTTTATTGGATTCAGGTGAGTTTTTTTAAACCTTTTCCAAAGGTTTTAGAGATAGACTTTAAAATTACTTGTATCATAGTCATTAAAGTCATAAATTAAAGTAATAATAGGGATAAAATATGATAAATCTGCCCGAAAAGTGGACAAGTGCTAAGATGAAAGCAATAGAATTATTAGTGGATGAGCCGGGGAGGTCACATAAGGATATTAGCGAAGAAGTAGGCGTTTCCAAGATGACAATACACCGATGGAGCAAAGACCCTGAATTCGTTGAGATATTATATCAAAAGTACATGGTTACTTTCGGGGGAAGGTTGCCAACTGTATTGGGAGCAATGATAAGGGAAGCAGAAGCCGGAAATGTCCAAGCCGGAAGACTAGTTTTAGAACACTCGGGTAAATTAATTAGAAGAGTAGAGATTGCCAATACAAAGTCGCCATTTGAAGCGTTCTTGAACTCTAATAAGAAAGAACTACCATTGGATGTAGAATTTGAGGATGTTACAGTCGAATTGGACGTAGCTCAGAAGAAACCAGTAGTGGAGCGTATTTTTGAAGAGACCTATAAGAAGGTTGAGAAAAAAATATCCGCACAACAGATAAAGAAGACTGCTAAAAAGCGGAATGACGCAAGACAATTACGAGAAAGAGCCAAGAAAGTGGGGTTACCACTCCTCGCAAGGGGTAGGCAGTCCCCATTGAAAAGAATTAAGTGGAAAGAGAAGCTAAAAGAACTAGAAGAGAATCAATAGGGTATGCAAATTTTTTGGTATACCCACTTTACCCCCCTATACAAATATTTTGGGTGGGGTAGGGCTAAAATTATGCCATAAACATCTAATATATGGTATATCCATGTTAAATATATTGTATCCCTCTATACTAACGTATAGAGTAATAGATAATCTATATAGTAGAATTAAATAAAACATGGCATTAAGAGTAATCTGTACTATGAAATCCAGAACCCTTAAATTGTATAGATGGGGCTTGGATAACTGTTGATGTATCATATGACTCACAAGATAAGCATTTTTCAACCGGGGGATTATCGTTGACTATCACGGAAAGAACTTCCCAAGTCCATCCACAAGTCCTACACACCCACTTTAGTGTCTTAAATTTCTTCATAGCTTAAGTCTATTACCAACATTCATTCCATCGGGGACTAATTGGCAATAACAGAACTCCTTACAGATACTCCAGCCTGAACCGGGCATACCTCTTGACATCCAGCCATCCCATGTATCGACTTCACCAGCTCTACTCGCACAATCTGAGCATAGATTCTTCGATACAGCAATCCATCTCAGCTTTTCCCCCATGTCTCCCGGTCTACGGAATGCTTGATTAATTCCTCCAACAAGTCCTCGCTTAATGGAGTTTTTAAGTTCTCCGAAGATTCGTCCGTTACCCCTAAGGTCTTCATGAAGAGACCTAATAATTGATTGTTCGCTAATACCACTTCCATTAAGCCTTCTAATTTCTTGTCCAAGTCGCTCTGCGAAGATTCGAGCATCGTAAGACAGTCCAGCAGTAACCCAAAGTAATATGTCTCTGTCTTTTTCATCTAATTTCACCTTTTTAGTTGGCATAATGTACCTTTATTTCTCGGTTAATACAAGTTAATTATTTTTTACGAGCCAATTCTAAGGCATCGTAAAACTTGGAAGTGATTTTTGATAGGTTATTCACTTGTAGGAATGGTCTAGGCTTTACTACTTTATTTTTAATCCAACTTCTATCACTAGTGGTATACCCTTCGTGATGTAGAGTTCCGTAACTCTTCATCCTTAATCCTTTCTTTGTTTTAGACAGGCTTTTTGCTAACGCCCCAGTTGCGTATAGTGGTATTTGCCCACCAGAATGGGGGGGCTTGGTTTTACGCAGTTCTATGGTAGATTCTTCAAGAGCTGGTTTGACTTGGTTGCTTTCAATAAACTTCTTTGAGTCTTTCGCCACTACATCAGCGTAAGATTCATTTAAAAACTTATCTATTACCTTTGGTAGCTTATCCGCCATCTTTCCAAAATCAAAATTAGCTTTAATCTCTAATTTCATCCCACATCTCCTCGCCCAATTGCTTGGCTTCTAGGTATTCTTTTTGATGTTCAAGGACAAATTTCTCAATTTGGGATTCAGCCCACTTAACGGGGTCTTCTATGATTTCTTCGATTGTACCCTGTAATTTAATATCAATATCATTGATTTTGTCCAGTTTCCTCACGGAATTGAGCAAAGATTGATTGGCTTGATTCGCTTTCGTTTGTTTGTCTATTGGCATCAATAATTCCTTGTGCTTGTTCAATGGTTAAGTCCTTATTGTCCCGTATCATCATTTTAGCACGGGTAGTAAGATTCTGTTCTAGGTCAAATTGGTCTTTTAATATTTGGTCTTGGACTGTTGTTGGGTATTCGACTTCTTCAAAATCAACACCAAAATCTTCAGACAAAGAAATACCATTGTAACTCGCAATTGCCTTTTCCACTTCATAAAAATCTTTTTCATACAATCTCCACATAGCAATATCATCAAAATAATCTTCTTTTCTTTCTAAATCTTTAATCATTAAGGAAATACCAGATGGAACTTCACCGCCAGATTCAGCCCATTGAATCCATAGGTGATTATTCGATGCGACTAATTCGATTTGAAATTTAATATTGTTAATAGCTTCTGCGATATTCCCAGATGGGCTTGTGACGTTGTATTGACCGTCTTCACCCATATCCAGTATAGTATTGGAACCAGCTCTCATCATTTCTTGGTCTGCCCGTAGACCCTTAACCCAAGGTTGACCAAACATATTAAATCTAAGCCCTAGATTCATTTCCGTTAGCCCAATATTGACTTGCTCATTACAATTAATAATATCACCAGCTCCTTCAACAAAGAATGAATCAATCTGGTCTTCCCTATGAGTAAAAACAAATGGCAAAATACCAAGTGGGTTAGCTACTTCTTTCATAATTTTACCACCATCATCTAAAATGGCATAGGTTGAAGCATCCCAGTATGCCCATTGTAGTCCAAGCGTATTGGATAGGTCAGCAGTTTGATTTAATAATGGATAAATGATGGCTTCTGGCTTAAATGGGTTATCTCCAAAATATGACTCAAAGTAATAGATTGGTCGATATTCAAATTTATCATTTTCCCAATAAACACGATTCGCTATCGTTCCGACCAGCCGTGTCATCCTTTCGGAATGCTTCATGCGGACATCTTTAGTCGGTATAAGGGAATTATAGACATCGGTTGTCGAGCCAGTTGTCCGATTAGCACCCAATGTATAAATTCTACTTATTTTATTGATGAATTTTCTTGTAAAATTGGTCAAGGATGGAGGTATTTCAGAAAATGCATCCCCTTGAAAGAAATTCTGAATATATTGCTCAGTCGATGTTCCTGAATAATAATCCAAGTATTTTCTTATTTCCTTTCTACGATTTTGTGCGGTAATTAACTTTGTTTCAGTTAATTTATTTTTAATAATACTATCTATCATCTTTGTATCCTTTTCATTTCCCTATTCTTCATTGGGAATCTATTTGTTATAAAATATCTAAAGCCATCATTGCCGTGGTCGTGATACCCATCTTTAATGGGTTCTTCTTTAATCGGTTTCCCGTCTTCACTCTCGGGGTACCTATACTCCTCAAAGTCTTCTATCATATCTAGGCATTTTGAATCTACATGGACTCTTCGTGTGCTGTCAGCACTCGAAAAGAATCCCCTAGTATACGCAACGCTCGCAACGATATTCCTACTCTCCCTATCCCGTGTTGCCATAACACGAATTCCACTACGTCTAAAAATTTCCATATCACCAGCCCCACTCTGTCCCTGAACATTTGAACCAGCCGGGTCACCATAATATGAAATGATAGGATAACCCTTTGTTTTAATCATCTTAATCAAGTCTTCTGTCTTAATATCTTTCTTGTGTAAAATTGAGTCAAATATTCTAATATGTTCCTGACCGTCTATCAATTGAGTCTGAATAAATAGAACGGCTGGCATCCTGAACCCAAAATCGATTGAACAATACGTTGGGAGGTTGGGGTCGTAGGGAAAGCTACCAGTATCCTTTTCTCTATTAAAATCCCATACCTTTCCTTCAAATACGGAGAATTCCGCACCAAATTCCTGTCCAAACAAAGCGCTTGACATATTTCTCCTACGCTCAATGAGGGCTGGGTCTTCTATCCCCAATGGAAATTCATGTTGATTCATCCATGATGGGGATGAATAATTATGCCAAATTTCGTCTACTTCACCGAGTTTGTAAAGGTCATAAATCCAATTCCGACCTTCCGGGGTGGTAATGAAGATAACTTCACCCTTTCTTCCGGCTACAGTTGGGGATAAATACATATCCCAAATCTTTTTATTCATCTTGGCAACTTCATCGATTACCAATAGGTCGAGACCTTCCCCCACTAAACTTGATGGGTTATCAGCCGACATTCCTTCAACGGTTGTTCCCCATTTGAATTTAATGTACATATCTTTTTCCGATGAGCGAACAACATCTTCTGGGTGACCGACCACCATTCTCTGCCATATTTCCCTGAAGATTAGTCTTGCTTTTTTATACGACATCCCAACAACCCATATTCTCTTATTTGGTTGAGATGCTACATAGGTTGCTTCCATAGCTGATGCCCAAGTCTTCCCAAATCTTCTCCCACATACAAAAACATGGAATCTGGCAGTAGTCTTTTTTGGGAAATGCAACGCAAGTTGACCACGATGTGGGGTGTAATCAAGATACTGAAACCACTTTCTTTTGAATTCGTAATTTTTTTCTTGCATTAGAACGTATATTAACTTACATTGTAGGTACTATTAATGCAAGGAAAATATCTTTGCAAAAAAACACTCACAAAAGAGGTTACAAATGTCAGAAGAAAAAATAGCAGTCGATACAGACGTAAAAACGGAAGAAGGGACAAAACCCGAATCAAATGATATACCACGTTCAAGGCTCAATGAAGTAATTGTTGAGAGAAATACTCTTCGAGAACAGATTGAGAATTATGAACTTAAAGAGAAAGACGCACAAAAGGTAGAACTTGAAAAGCAAGAGAAATGGCAAGAATTAAATGCCGAACTCACGAAAGAAGTTGATTCGTACAGACCATTCAAGGAAAAGTATGATGCTCTTGATGGAAAAATACGAATAGAAGCCTTGAGTAAACTTTCTGAATCTAAACAGGAAAAATTCAAGAATCTAAATACGGCTGACTTGCTAAATGTTGTTGATGAACTGTCCATTGCGAAACCTAATCTTCCAAATGACATTGGGGCAGTAACCCCTAAGATGGAGAAGGATGCATGGAAATCAATGGATATTAAATCAAAGCGAAGTAATTGGCAGAATATTTTAGATTCCTATAAATAAAAGGAGTCATTTAAATGGCTAACGTTACAGTAACAACGGGTGCAAATTTTATACCCGAACTATGGTCTGATGCAATTCTAGACTATGCGGAACGTAAGTTTTCGCTAAAAAATAAAGTAACTGACCTATCATCCATGCTTTCTAGCGGTGGAGATACACTTCATATCCCAAGGGTTGATGAAGAATCCGCTACCGAGAAGAGCGCTGGGACAGCAGTTACATATTCCGCCAACACTGATGCAAAGACAGACCTATCGGTTGACCAACATTTCTACAATGCTAAACGTATTGATGATATTGTAAAGGTACAGGAAAGTGCTGATATGTTTAATATGTATGCAAAGTCCATGGGCTATGCACTAGCAAAGAAAGTTGAAAACTACATTGCTCTAGTAATTCAAAGTGCAACTGCTAACGATGTGGCACTTACTGCTGACAATGTGTTTACATCCGCACTAATACGTTCTGGTACTCAGAAACTAATGGATGCTGGTGTTGATTACACTTCGGACACATTTCTATACGCATCACCTGAGGCATACAATTCATTATTTGCCCTTGATGAGTTTTCACTAGCTAATGAATCTGGCAGAGCATCTGCACACGCCACGGGTAGTCAGGGAGCAATCATGGGAATGGAAGCGTTCTTTTCTGTTGATTGGGATGATGATGGTGGCACTGGTGATGAAACTGCATCTATCTTTACTAAGGATAGTATTGTGTTCGCAATGCAAATTGCACCAAGAGTTCAAAGTTCTTACGACATTGATTACCTTGCGACGAGCTTGGTCGTGGATGTTTTATTTGGAGCATCTCTTGTACAGTCTGCTGGCGATTCCGCTGGTCAGATTGTAAACTTTAACAACCCAGCATAGGTAGTTAAAGAATAAACATGGTTGGGGGCTTTTGCCCCCAATCACACCAAGGTATCCATGAGAGAGTCACGCTCGGTAAGATACCATAACTTAGGAGAAAAAAGATGGCTGATATAGGAAAATTAAGTGTAAAACAAGCTGGTAATATTGGTCTAGGTCAAGGTGGATGTCTTTTTGAAGATGGAACCACGGCTGTAACAGGCAATATTATCGCAATTCAATTCTTAGAAGACTCGACCTTCACAACACTCACCCCTCGCTCGTCTGCATATATTGGCACGGCTGGTGGTAGCGGTGACGCAATCGACACATCAAACACATTCCCTAAAGGTTTAATTCTTTTTGGCGATTGGACTGCTTTTACTTTAGCAAGTGGTTCAGCCGTAGCTTATTCGGGCTAATCGATGATTAGGCTGGGTATATCATTAGCTCTAAATGCATTTGCTAAAGCTGAGTTTGCAGAATCACTCGCAATCATATGGGAATTAATCACCACATCGTGGGAAAGTGAATCCCGAAATTGGGAAAATATTAGTTAAAATTTTATGAATAGGATAACATTATGGCAACTCTAACAGGAAGCACAGTAGCTTCAACGTATACACAATTATTAAAACTTACATCTGCCACATTAGGTGCGGATGGTTCAGCTAAATATATAGAAGATGGTACTGGTACAGATTCAGCTCTAAGTCTATCAACAACACGGGTCGGGATTGGAACTGCTACCCCCAGAACCAACTTCGATTGTCCATCCATCTATCTTGGGACATCAGGGTTAACACATGGCTTCGTCAACTGCGATGATGGGATGTTTTTTAATACCGATGCGAATGCTTCTGGTTCTGAAGCGGCTTTTGCATGGGCGAAACAAAGGCTTGGTAATTCTGGTGGAACAGAGTTCATGCGAATACTAAAAACAGGTGAGGTCGGGATTGGAATTGTAAATCCGTCTGAGACTCTTTCAATATTTGGTACTGCCTATGCAGATGGTGGAGTAGGTGTAGGCAATACAGTATTTGGTAGGACTGCTGGTGACTCTATGAATGCTGGTGCTAATTATAATTCTTTTTATGGAGAAGGTTCTGGGACAGCGAATGCTGGTGGTGATGGGAACGTAGCTCTTGGTTTTTACTCTTTATCATCTAGTACATCTGGAAATTACAATGTTTCTATTGGTAGGTCTGCTATGTATAATAACACTAGTGGTTCTAATAATGTTGCTATCGGGAAGGAAGCATCCTTGCAAAATTCTACGAGTTCAGACAATACAGCTATTGGGTATCAAGCCCTAAGGTCTAATACGGCAATCAATACTACCGCAGTTGGAGCATATGCTCTTTATTCTAATGTTGGAGGAACTGCCAATTCAGGTTTTGGTCGTTACGCTCTCTACGCTAATACTACGGGAGTTGATAATACTGCAATTGGAACACACACACTTTCAACTAATATTTCAGGAAACATCAGTACGGCAGTAGGGGCACACTCTCTTTATGCATCTACAGGAACTAGAAACACCGCAGTTGGTGGCTACGCACTTAATGCCAATGTTGGAGGTGGAGATAATACAGCTGTTGGGGCTGAATCTTTAAAAGCAAATACTTCTGGTGGTAACAATGTAGCAATTGGAATGAGAAGTATGTTCTATACCACAACTGGCTCTGATAACACAGCAGTCGGTAGAAGTGCCATGAGTACCAATGATACTGGGTCTTACAATGTAGCTGTAGGTGAAGAGGCACTTTATACTACTACTTCTGGATATAATGTAGCAATTGGGTATCAAGCCCTGAAGACTAATGGTCTTTATGGATACAATGTAGCAGTTGGGGCACAGGCTTTGTCTAGTCAAACAAGTGCAGACCACAATACAGCAGTTGGTTCTTATGCTTTAAAAACTAATACTCTTGGGCATAGTAATTCTGCCATTGGCTCTTATTCAATGTATACCAATCTATCAGGCAACTATAATACGGCATCTGGAAGGTATAGCATGCAGTATTTGCAGTCGGGTCATGATAATACATCCAGTGGTTACAAAAGTTCGCAAATGTTAACAACTGGTCTAAGGAACAGCGCTTTTGGGGTGTATTCTTTAAGAAATACCACAACAGGAACTGATAACATAGCTATTGGATATGAGGCTTTAAACGCTAATACTACTGCTAGCGATAACACAGCTATTGGCTATAAAGCATTAACTGCTAATACTACAGCTACTGATAACACAGCAGTAGGGTATAAATCTTTAAGTTATAACGTTAGTGGAGTAAGGAATACAGCAGTTGGGAATGAGTCTCTTGCATATGCTACTTGCTCTGACAATACAGCAGTTGGTGACCTTGCCCTTCAATATTCTACTGGTGCTGAAAATACGGCAGTTGGGTCACAGGGACTATATAGCACTACGAGTGGAGTCTATAATATATCTATCGGTCGTGCTACACTACGAGGTAATACAACTGGAAGTGAAAATGTAGGTATTGGGAATGGGGCATTACTGGGTAATACGACGACTGGCAAGAATGTTGCCATAGGTCACAATGCTTTATCCGCAAATCATACAGATTCCAATACTGCTGTTGGGTATAAGGCTTTAACAGCAAATAATACTGGTGCTGAAAATACGGCTACTGGTTTTGAGTCCCTCAAAACTAACATATCTGGGGCTAATAATGTAGCTGTTGGATACCAATCTTTAACTCTTAATACTGCTACTAGTAATACTGGAGTTGGTTCTCATGCTTTGCAAAATAATGCAGGGGGAACACTCAATACGGCACTCGGTGCGTATTCTGCATACGGAAATACTAGTGGTTCACAAAATACAGCCATTGGCAAGAATGCTATGTTTGCTAATTCTTCAGGCTCGAATCTTATTGCGGTAGGGCAAAATTCTTTATATAAGAATACCACCGCATCTTCTAATACAGCAATCGGTAGTTACGCCTTGTATGAGAATCTTACAGGTTCTGAAAATACAGCAGTAGGTGAAAGTACTTTATACTCTAACACTACAGCACACTACAATACAGCAGTTGGTAAGAGTGCTTTAGGATATAATATATCGGGTGCTAATAATACAGCTACTGGACACAATGCTTTACTCCTTAACACTACTGGTGCAAGTAATGTTGCATTTGGTAAAGATGCTTTATATACTAACACTACAGCTTCAAGTAATGTTGCAGTTGGATACAATGCATTGCTTGGTAATACTATTGGTGCTAGTAATGTTGCTGTTGGGACGAGTGCATTAAAAACAAACTACTCAGGAACTAAAAACACTGCCGTAGGTCACATTGCGATGTATGCCAATGGCACAGGGGTTGAAAATGTTGCAGTTGGGCATGAAGCATTGGGTTCAATTACAGTTGCTTCTAAAAATACGGCTGTCGGATTTCAAGCTCTATACGAAACTACTGCTCATAATAGTACAGCTGTTGGTTATAAAGCATTAGGAGTGGTGGGTGCTGTTGGCAACCAAGTAGCCATCGGATATGAATCACTCAAATCAAGTTCATCTGGTCAAAAAAATGTAGCTGTTGGCTATCAATCTGCGAGTACAAATACTACGGGTACAGAGAATTCTGTTTTAGGTTATCAAGCTTTAAACTACAACGTATCAGGTAACTATAATGTAGCTATTGGTTCAAAGGCATTGCAGTATAATACAGCGTCAGATAATACAGCTGTAGGTAGATTTGCCCTAAATGCTAATACAAGTGGTTCTAGTAATGCGGCATTTGGTAAAGATACTTTAATATATAATACTACTGGTGCTGGTAATGCAGCATTTGGTACTGCTACTTTAAACAACAATACTACGGCTAATGATAATACTTCTGTTGGTGTAAGTGCTATGTATTGGAATAGTACTGGCGCTTCAAATGTTGCAATTGGTAGAAGTGCTTTAGTGGCTAATACAACAGCTTCAGGTAATGTAGCAGTTGGTATGAATGCTTTATTAGCAAATACTACAGGTATCCAAAATACTGCTTTGGGTTATGGGGCATTAAAAGCTAATGTTAATTCTGAGTCTAATGTGGCAATTGGTTACAATGCCTTGCTACTTACTACGGGACAAAGAAATACGGCAGTTGGAGCTAGTAATATGCAAAGTAATGTTGGAGGAACCTACAATACAGCAATAGGGTGGAAGTCGCTCACTGGCAACACAAGTGGTACTAATAATTCAGCAGTTGGAAACGATTCATTATCGGGGGTAACAACAGGCACACATAATGTGGGGTTTGGGTATGCGTCTCTTTTAAGTCTCACTACAGGTGGTAATAATACTGGGATTGGTAAGAATGCTGGTCGAACTGGTGCACCCGGAGGGCAAGTTACAACTGGCAGTAATCAAATGTGTCTTGGTGACGAAAATATTACCAATGCACATATCCAAGTTGATTGGACTATTGCATCAGATAAACGTGATAAGACAGACGTAGAAGAGATGACAATGGGTCTAGATTTTGTTAATAAACTAGAACCCGTTACTTATCGTTGGGATAAACGGTCTAAGTATTCCGATGACCAAAGTGTTGCACCAGATGGAACACATAAAGAAGACCAATTAGATATGGGTTTCTTGGCACAGGATGTTGAGAAACTTGAAGAAGAATATGGGTATAAAGCCGATGACAAAACTAATCTCACCATTACATTAAGTGATGATGAAAAGATGTATGGCTTAAAGTACAGTAAGTTTGTACCAATACTCGTAAATGCAGTACAGGAATTGTCCGCACAAGTGGACGAACTAACGGCTGAATTATCAGCACTAAAAGGAGCATAACAATGGCAAAAGCAAGAGAAGCTGACCAGATGGCACAAGATTACCTAGCAATGGGTCATAGTGTATCTTTGATTGATGATGTTATAGCAGGCGATGCTATGGCTGATGAAGATGACGCAGAGAAAAAAGATTGTGTATCTAGGAATGTAGAACACTTAGAAATCATGGTCGCTAAAGACGATTGGGGTTCAGAAAGTATGTCCGCATCAAGTTCAGCGATTACTGCTGGAAAAGCATACATCGCATAACAATAACCATAAACCAGTTCCCAATTATGGGAACTAAAAAGGAGTTACAATGTCTAAAAAAGAAAAAGAACCGACATATAAGCTGTTTGATAAAGAGTACACACAGGCAGATTTAGATGCATTCAGCGATGAACAGAAGGGAATGATTCAACACAGGGATGATTTAATGATTAAAATTAATCGTTCAGAGTTTAATCTTATCCAATTGCAATTCGGTCTAAAAGCCTTTGAAGATGGATTAAAGGCGAGCTTTGAAGAAGAGTAGAAGTACGTCATATAATATCCCCGTAAAGTATGTTTTTACGGGGGTTTTAATCACTCGGTAGGATGTCCAATGGGGAACCAAAAACTGCTAGAAGTTATAGGGGGGCTGTTGTTGATGATAATGCTATCGTTAGTATTAACCTCAAGTGGCTTGGGCAGTTACTTATTTTGGTTGGTATGCTTGTTTACGGCTATTGGCGTATTGAGGCTCGACTGGGACAACTTGAAGAAGCGATGGTTGCGAATAACATTAAAATTGGGGGTCTACTTGACAAACATATCGTTGAAGAAACTATACAGCGAGAGCAGTTAGAAGAGAAAGTGAATTTCTATGAAAAGGAATTTAACATTAACCCATTAAGTTGGGGACGTAAAAAGAAGTAAGTGGGTAGTCTAACTATCCATTTGAAATGTGTGAATTATGCAACATTGCGTTACGCAACGTTATTTTGGTTAAACGTAAATCTCGTAATGAAAATAGTACAATTAGTATGAAAAACAAGGATTGAGCATGAAAAATAGTAACAAATCATCGAAATGTTGTTTCGTGTACATAATTTAGACAGATTACCATAATCACGCATACAAATCATCGGAACGAAGAATATCGGAATGAAATGAAGAAATACGAAATAACATTCAGCGACTCAGATATGTTATCAAGAAAACCTATCTCTGATGAAGATAGAAAAGAACTTGTATGGATTTTATACAGGCTGGGATATTCTGCTTATGAGACAATGGATGGGGATGTTGCTTTTACAGCCACCGATGAAGATGTAACAGAATTATCTGGCATTTCGGAATGAGAAAAATACTATCCATAATATTCTATCACATAGGTCACTTCGCAGACAGGCTTTTATGGTTTAATAGCCCGATGAGTGAATGGATAGAAGATAAACTTGCAGACCTATACCAATGGGCAATGTGGCAATCAGTTGAGTTTGATGACTACTGTGAAATATGGCAATCGGATAACCAAATCACAAGGTAAGATGAAGAATGGATTTCATGGCAATTTATGGCGAAGCTGGTATGATAGGCGTAGTAGGTGCAATGTTTGTGTACCTAGTAGTTTCGATGTCAAAGAAATCAGATTCACAAGCTCAAACATTAGAAGATTTGAAAATTGAAAATCGTGGACAAAGTGAAACTTTAGAGAATATACAAGGCATGGTTATTAAATTAATTGAAAGATGGAATAAGTCTGATGATATATCTCTTAGACATAGAGAAGATATTATTCGTGAAATCGGTGATTTATCTGAAAAGATAAGTTATGTAAGTGGAAGGTTAAATGGAAAAGGCAATGGATAGCTTAAGAATAACAGGCATAAGTACGAGTTTAGGTCTAGTATACTGGACAGATTTACTTTCAGGTGTATTAATGTGTGTAATGTTTTCGGCACAGATTTACTACCTATATTTAAAAACAAAAAAAATAAAGGAGTCGTAAATGGAATGGCTATCAATGAATTGGGAATGGGTTCTACTAGGATTTATGGTTGCAGAAAAACTTGTAAAAATGTCCCCATCAGATAAGGACGATATTCTTTTAGATGTTATTATTCAAGGTCTGACTAAAATGGTCAAGGGGGAAAAGAAATGAGTATGCTATCGAAATATGTCGAGAGGCAAATCAAAAAACGAGGTGCCAAGGGGTTCTTTCTATGGGTTGCTGGATTAGTAGCGAAGGCAACACCGTCTAAGAAGGATGATGAAATGGTAGAAAAAATCAAAACAGTTCTTAAAGAATACTAATGCCAAGATTTGGTAAGAGAAGCAAAGAGCGAATGAAGGGAGTTGATGCAAAACTCCAGAATGTCTTCAACGAAGTGGTAAAGGAATTTGATTGTTCTATTATTGAAGGACTGCGCTCACAAGAAAGGCAGAATGAATTAGTTGACCAAGGAAAAAGTAAAACAAAGTTCGGAAAGCACGTTCAGGGTAAAGCTATGGACGTAGCCCCGTACCCAATTGATTGGAATGATAGGGATAGATTTCACTATTTTGGCGGATATGTTAAGGGTATTGCTAAACGCCTGAATGTTCGTGTCCGATGGGGTGGTGATTGGGATGGAGATTTTGAGACCAAAGATAACCAATTTGATGATTTGGTTCACTTTGAAATACTGGACTAAAATAGTTAAGTTGCTTAACTTTTGTCTTGCATCAACATACAAAATGTTTTAATATAGGGGAGTTATGTCGTACTGCACAAATAGAGATTTGAAAGATGTATTCCCATCAATAGATGAGTTTGACACTAAAACGAGCCTATATGGGTGGGTTGTGGATTCTGGCTCTAGGTACAAAGCGGAGAATTCAGGATTGGTTACTCAGTTATTTGCCAACGGTGAGAACTTATCAACTGCTGAGTCGAGTGCATCAAATGTATCATCAAATGGTAAATGGTACTATACCGATGATGTGGCATATTATTACAATGATGCAACCAATCCAAATGATATGCTCATGGAGTCTGGTGACGATTGGGGGGATATACGAACACGGTATATTTCCAATTCATCTAAGTATCTAGACTCAAGACTCGATGCTAATCTACCTAGAGAACAATTTAAAGACCAAGACGGGAATTACGATTATATCATCGTGCGAACTACCGCACTATTAGCTTGTAGTTTCTTAATTCGTGCATCCAATCCAACATCTGAACTAGCAGATGCCCTATTCAATGAAGCTGAATTAAATATTGCTTCCATCAATGAAGGTAGCACAAAACTGTCTTGGCAAACAACTGGCGATGCATCAATGGGTATTATTCGGGAAGGAAGTGTAAGTGGAGACCTGAGAGTGGTGGATACACGAGGCGCATATTCCGGTGTGTACGATAAAATTGGTGTAAAGATTACAACTGCTGGTGCAATGGGTACTGCTAAGTATTCATATTGGGCAAAGAATTCTGATAATATTGGTACGGAAAGAATGAATAATGGTGCAACTGCTGACTATGCTGAAATTATCAATGGTACTTATCAGCCCGTGAGTGGTGGACTGTCAATACGGTTTGCCGGGGACACGGGAGATACTGCAACATTAAATGATAAGTGGGAAATAGAAGTACACGGAAGAAATGAAACCACAGATAGTGGTATGCCGAATTCGATTAGAATGACCCGTAGATGATAACTTTTGTTAATATCTGGGAAACAAAGATTTTAGACCCTATCCGTTCATTCCTGAATACGGAATTTGCTGGTAGTATCCCCGTCTATACTGGGGATTTTAAAGACATGGG